TTGTGCCCCCGTTTCTATTTTTTAACTGAATGTTTCCGTTACTGCGCCCTTTTGGACTTTGAATGTAAATGATACAGTCTGCGCATCTGTTCCTGCTCCACCTGCGGTTGGAAACTCAGGGAAAACATCAAACGCAAACACTGCGCCTGTAGCGGCAGTCATTGTCATTGTGATTGTGTTGTCGGGTGCAGTTTCTGCTGCAGTCCATAATGCCTCACACACTGAGTTAGCCTTACCCCAATCGGCGAGCATCTCTAAAGCGAATGATGCTTCAATGTTTGTTGTCTTATACGCTTCGCCATCAAGTGTTTGATAAGTTTCGCGTGAATTTGTCTTTGTGAGAATCGCTGATGTCGCTTGCGCTTCGATGTCTGTTCCACCTGTGAACGACAAAGAAATGTCGCGACCTGTTATTACTGTCGTTGCCATTTATTTTTCCTTAGGTTGTTTGTGTGTAGTAAGTGGAAACTCGGACATCAGCCACCAAACAATTTGATGGGCCAACTTGAGTAACTGTAGGTTTTTCAACCGCCTCAATCGTGTATCCAACAGGGATAACGGCGAGAACGCTCATGATTAACTGCTCCAAATTGTCCAGGCTTGCTGGATTGGAGTTGTAAGCAACTGCCACTGAAATGACCAAATTAATTTTGACATGCAGCGTTGACTTGCTAATTGTTTGCAATTCTAAATAAGGTGAGTCAGGAACATTAACGCAAAACGGCACTTGAGGTGCTTCAGGAACATAAGCATAAACATTTGCCGCAACGCTACTTAGGGCAGTTGCTAAAGGTTGACGAACTGAAGAAAGAATTGTTGATGCTGGCATTATTGCGCCATTGTTTCAACATCGAGGTATTGACCGAGCAACCCCGAAACTCTGTTGAATAGTGACCGCCCGAGTCTATAAGGTGAAACTGATGTAAAATCTACGCCCTCAATTTGTCCACCTGGAGCAATTCGGGATTGAAACACTTCAACTGCAACTGCCAAAACGGCAGATTCGACTGCTGGCACACCAACATAAGTTGCCGCACCTGAGAGGGTTGCAAGTCCTGATGGGATGACATAACGGTCAGGAATGTCTGCATTGGTAATAGCAACTGTGAAATATGCACTAAAGTCCCTGTAAAACCCATCAATAAAAATGCGTGAATTAGAATTGAAAATTACATCATCCGAATCTAAATTGTTTGACTCTAGGATTGTAAATGTGCCATTGAAAGGTGAACCGCAGCCTGTAATGACTACGCTTTGACCCTCTGAAAAATTATTGTTACCAAGTACCGCATAAGTTGCAACATTATTGTCTAACTGCACTTTTGAAATAGGAGATGCGTATTTTACGAGCATTGGCAAAACGACCGCTTCAGCAGTGTCTATAACATCGGTTAAATAAGCATCCGAGTAGAGAGATGTAGAAACGCCAAGAATAGAACGCAGTTCTGCAACTGTGACAATTGAAGCCATTTTCTACACCTCTCTTTAAACGGCTGAGGGGGACAATCGGGAGCAACTGCCCCCCTCATGATTAGTTTGTGACTAGGAAACCATGTAACGGTAAGCGCCTGCGCCAAGTTTTGTCGCAACTGCACCGTAGCCATAGTAAGCAACTTGAACCTGACCTGTTGAAATAACATTGGTCTGTAGGGACAAGCGTGGTGACTCGTACCATGTGTACGCTTCAGGGTTAACAATAATTGCAGTGTTGTCGCCAAGTCCTGCGGTGTCTGTTAATGCGGTTGAAACGCGAAGGTTAAGTCCTAGAAGGTTTCCACGAATTGCAGTTGCAGTTAAATCGCCGCCTGCGTTTTGTGGGTTAATTGTTTGTTGGAAAATTGGACGGTTTGAACCATCGACTAGTCCCATCAATGCGCCCCATTGTTCAGGAGATACGATGATGTTTTGTGCAAAGCCAAGTGTTCCCTTGTAAATGGAAACTGCTGCATCTGAAACAAAGTCTGCAACCAAAGCGCCTGTTGTGAACGCTGCGCGGTTTCCGCCATCTGTTCCACCTGCGATTAGTGCTGAACCTACTGCAACATCAGTTGCTTTTGCATAAGCAAACTCCATTTGACGAACTAGTTCTGCAAAGAACGCAGGAGATGACCTGTCCAAAATTTCAAGGCTGAATACTTGCTGGCCTATGAACTTTTGTACTGGAACTGAAATGAACGCGCTGTTCATGTCTGTGTTTGATGGTGTTCCACCTTCAGATGCAACTGCAACTGTTGGAGCAACTGTAATCTTTGGAATCTCGAATGTCATACCTGCATCAGGTAGCGCACCGCGAGAAATTGAATCAATGATTGGACGGTCTGCATTTGAAATGCCATTAATAACTTCAGTTAGTTGACGAGTTGGAACAAGTCCTGCGTTATCTGTTGTGTCTGCTGCTGCTGCAACAAACATGCGTGATTCTTCAGAACCTAACTTTGCACGAACTGAGTGCTCGAGATAAGAAGCCTTATCAACGATTGGATTGCGAACAGTTGTTGAAATGTAAGGTGCTGTTGCAGCCTTTACTTCAACCTTAGCAGCCTCTACCGTTTCTGCGGCAGATGCTTCTGGAACGGTAGTGTCTGACACTTGTTCTCCTTCGGGATTGGATTGTGTAACTTCCTGAGATTCCTCAGAAATTTCTGTTTCTACTGCGGCGACTTTTTGAACTTCTGCGCCCGGGATTGCACCTGATGTAACAAGGCTAACTTCAACCAAAGATGATGCTGCAATTGCCATTACGCCATTGTCGTTTGACCATGTGTCAACTTGAACACCAACACTAAAATCTGAACGAAGTCCAGTTGCGGCTTCTTCCAAAGCGTCATTACCTGCGGTCGTTTTTGCAATTTTAAACGACGCGGTGATGCCTGTTGCATCCTGTGACCATTCAACAAGTTTGCCAATTGGCTTTGTTTGTTCATGCTCTAGAACGAGTTTTGTGTCTTTAGACATTGCAATTGAATTTTCAAGAAACTTTGTTTGTCCTGCTGATGTATTTCCAACCGCATCCCATCGAACGATGCGACCTGCGATAATGCGTGACTCAGCATCAGATGCAGTAAGTGTGACTGGCATTGTTATTTTCATTATGCTCTTTCTCCGTTATCGATTAAATCTTCTTCTTCTCGAATTTGTTCAATTGACATTGCACCGATTGTGTTAAGAATTTGATAAACTTGAGCACGCTCCAAAGCATTTCCGCGAAGGAAATCATCAAGTGAAAAACGAATTTCTGTAGTTGAGGGAACAAAATCCGCCATGCTGAGGCGCTGCTCAATCGCGGTTAAAATTGGACGAAGTGAGAAGTCAATAAGTCCTCGACGCTCGGATAATGTGTTTGAATAAGTCATGCTAGTTGTTTCAGCGCTGACGAAATACGCAGGAAGGTTGCAAGCGCGAGCAAGTTCCAATGCGACATACTGACGAGCCTCATTGAGTTGGAGTTTCGCTGGGTCTATACCCAACGCTTGCAATTCAACATCTGCATTAAGAAATGCAGTTGATTTGTTTAGACGAGCAGCACGCCATGCTTCTAGCAGTTTAGCAATGCGTTCTGCTGGCAAGTTTGTACCATTTGATTTCAAAACCTGCAATGGAACAGGCTCTTTTGCAAAAGTTTCTGCGGCTTGTTCCAAAGCATGTGCCGCACGGATTGTGCGACCTGCGCGATTAAGAATACCTTCATCTAGACCATAGAAAACCACAAGAGAGCCTACGCCCTGGGTTGGTACAACGCTTCCATCGACTTGATAGCCAATGATTTCAGTTTGTAAATGATTTAACTTTTGTGTGACGCGGTCAGGTGAAATGCGAGTCCATGAACGAACACGACCTGTGTCGCCATATTGCTCCATGACCATTCCGTACCCGACACCATGAAATAATAAATCTTCAGCAAGCCATGCGTAAATTGCTGAACCTGGAACGCGTGGGTCAGGTTGATTAATTACTGATGGAGTTGGTAAATGCGCTCCATTAAGTTTTGAGTATTGCTCCATTGGCAAACTTGCAACCGTTGAGCAAAGTATTCCTCGAGCGCGTGCAATTGTTGGAACTGCCATTGCTTGCTGACGAGTTGCAGCAGATGAAGTAAAAATAAAAGGTGAAATTGAACCTGTATTGTTAAAAGGCGCTGGAGTAGAGGCTGCATCAACTGTTATGCCAGGTGCAGGGGTTTTAGAAATGAAAAAATCTAAGAGTGCCATTAGACAAATTATATCACTTTGTCAACCCACCTGAATGTCAACCTCAGTTTCTGCTCGTGTCGCGAAATGGCTAACCATTGCTGCCGCAACCCCTCCACAAACAATTCCTGACTTTAATCTTCCCATTACCCAGCCTCCGTCACCTCTTTGAAGTTTAACGGCGGATAGGACCTGTTTATCTAATTCTTCCTGGCCTTTGTGTGTCAACCTATTGGCTGAAATGGCAGAAACAAACTCATCACAACTTTGCTGATATTCAATGCCCGAAATTTCGTGGACTGGGATACCTGCTGGCAACAATCTCGCAGCAACGGCGGCGGCGGTTGACTTGCTAAATGCAACAGTTGCCACTGGATACTTGCGAACCCAGGGAGCGATGTCATTGGCAAGCAATTTGTCATCTAGGTTAATTGGGTTATACCAAGTTTGCAGCAATGACACCATAAACCTTTCGCCATCAAGCCTTTGGGAGGCGACCAATGCAGCATGTTGTCTATCAGGGCTCAAATCAATAGCAAACCAAGTGTCTTTTGTTGCGTCTAGTTTGATTGACTCATCCTTGCATTTCGCCCATTCGCTAGGGATGATGACTGGGTTAATCATGTCAACGAATTGACACAAAACCTCAGTTCTGAAAATGTCCTCCCTATCTGATAAAGAATCGCGAATGTTATCTTCATGAATCGTCCAGCCTAAACTTGGATTGCTTTGATACCACCCCTCAACATCGTTGATTGGCTTGTCTTGTTCGGCTGACCATTCGAACCAACCAATAGAATCTTCAGCGCCTTGAGATGCGGCAATACCTCGTTCTCTTAATTTAAGAAGCAAAACTGATTGAGCGTGTCCCGCGTTGGAATAAACAATGGCTTGAGGATTCTTATTGCTCATTTGAGTAAATCGCATGGATGACCAAATCTCTTCATCGGTAAATTCGCGTAATTCGTCAATGTGAATAACATCAGGCGCGGCAATACCTCGGGCTGCTGAGTTTCCTGCACGAATCAAGTAGCGAGCCCCATTTAGAAATCGGATTT